ATAGATTTAGCAGGACAGACCTTTGAGTGAACCTTGCGAGCGGTGGACTTGCGGGTGCGAGTCGTAGTAGCAGGCATTAAAGCGCGTTTCGTGTGGACTCCTTTATTATACACGCGCAACGCACATAAACCAGAGATTTGTCACAAAGCGAAACATAAAAGGTCAGTTCATCAAGTGTCACACTCTATCAAATTCTTCTACATAAGCATCAACGGATTCACCGGGTTCCAAGTCAAAAGTTTTTTTCCAATTGATTTCTCGCGCATGAAAATCTTCAAACACTTCCATTTCCAAAGTAATCCGAACCTTCTGCTTTTGTGCTTTCAAAAATGAAACCATGATGGACTCCTTTGATGTTGGATGTTAAAGATAGTCTAAATGTATTTGGTCTTTCTGTCAAGCAATACAACCCACTTTTTGAAGTGGCACATAGTATGTATAAACTAATACTACACTATTATTACGATATATTAAGATTTACTTATGTGGAGAACAAAACTCTACTACTTTCTTTGCTATTATATGGGCAGGGACTGCTTTTGCTGCTGCAAATGCTTCTAACTCCATAAGTATTTCATCATTTTCATAATCCATCGTTTTATATTCACTAACAATAGTTTCTACTCTTGATTTAGAAAGTCCTGATGATAAAATGAAGTTCGCCAATCTTTCCTTATCAAATAGAATAGAACCTTTACCATCTCCAAATCCTCCAACTCTACAATCTTGAACTAAATGATGTGCTTCATGTCTTAAAGTATTTAAATCGTCTTCTGTCCAATTTACCTTTGCTTTGCCTTCTTGAGGGTTATAATTATTCTGACATACTACTAAACGCCCACCATATTTACCACCAGGAAAATACATTCCACTAATACCATCTTTCTTCAATACTTTACAACCAGGAGGATTTAGATATGCTTTCACACCTACAGATTTAATAGCATTCCACAAAACTTGATGTTGAGTGTAAAGATCTCCTTGTATTTCATATTCACTATAAGCAGCTGCTGGAACTGCTAACGCACTAAAACTAACTAAGGCAACCAAAAACTTAATCATAATAGCGTGTAAATTCATTGATACCTATATTCTACACAATAACTCCAGAATACGCAAGAATAATGTGACACTTCATATAGTGACTACTTTTTGCTGCGTGGTGCTTTAACTAGACCATAATTAGGTTTATCCATAGGTATAAAGCAAACACTATTAAATCTACCCTTAACTCCTTGCAACATCAATTTGGTATGATAAGTATGTGCTTCTATCTCATTAATGATGTAGATATTATCTTCACGGAGTAATCTTTTGGGGTCATCATTACCACCCCAGTTTATTTGTTCTTTACTACACCCTACAAACTTTACTCTATCACCAACATCATACTGGGTCATTCTCAATTCCATAGTCATAGTCTATTATAATCTTTTTACTATGTTGTCTACTAGAATTTAGGCAATTAGAATATACAACCTTTCCCTCCATTTTCTCTACAATAGAATCTAATTCTTGTCTTAATTGTGTAGTCAGTTTACTCTGAGTCATAAGGAATCACGGGTATGGTAATAACAGATGGGTTTAGAATGTTGTCGCCTTCATAATAACCCATCTTTTGCCAATAACAATCTAACAGTTTTAATTCAGCCAGGTCGCTATTATTTTGATTGTGTGGATCTTCACGGGTATATTCTCCGCAACGAAGAACTATTTCAGCAGGTACTTGAACCTTATCCCAATTAATAGGTTCTTGTATAATAATAGGAATCATTTATCGTCCTTGATGATAACATCCTTCCAATATACATTTGGACAAACTACATTTACCTGATTGGTTTTTCTCTTTGCATGTTCTTTCAACACATCACACTTGTCCCATTCACGCACACAAATAGTTATGTATTCTTCATCAACAAAATTAACATAACCTTCATCAGTCTTCCAGCGAACTTGTTGCCCGTGAGTGAAGATCATTATGCTTCAGGTTCAACAACGATGCCGCCTTTAACAAGTGTAGATGCAATATAACGAGCAAGATGAATATCTGGTGCTACTACATGAACCTCAACATCTAACGCATCAGGTACATCATCAGGGGCATCTTGCATCGGTAATTGAACCATTACCTTCCACACATTACCGTCCGCTACGTGCTTCTCATAGTCAATTACCATATCTGGTACAACAACTGGCATAAAATCCTCCACATCAAGTACATTTTAACTCATCTTAATTTATCTGTCAAGAAATAACGCCACATAGTATAATTAAATCCCATCCCAATAAGGAGAGCAAGAAGACATGCACCAACCATTACATAAATCATCACAAAAACTCCGCAATATAATAATCAACTGTAACCTCTAATTTAGACGCTTCCTTTTCACATTCGGCAAGGAAACGTTCAAACTCAACAACATCCATTTCTTCAATTTCCTTCTGTGTCATAATTAACCTCCTTAAAAGTGTCTTGAAAAGAAATGTGTTTGGTCTTGAGATTCAATAGTAGTATAATCGTGGGTCAGTTCACAGTCCCATACTTCTTGCCAATCAATGTGACTAGTTAAGAAGTCAGGAACATTTGATTCTTCACTAAGATAACCCAAATCATCCATCAGTTGTTCAACAAATTGTGCTTCAACACGAATAGATGTAGGCATTGAGCATACATAAGCATCTTCCCATTGCTCAACTGTTTCTACACCATAATCAAGAATGTCCTGAAAGAGTTGATCATCTACATCAGGAATGTCCTCCTTAATATACTCAAAAAACTCTTTCTCTTGTTGATCTCTATTCATTATCAAACTCCTGCATTGTGATAAAGATAACCGCTTTTTCAGAGATACCTTAAGGTATGATGCTTAGGCTGCTTACCTCTATATTATACACAATAACTCCAGAATACGCAAGAATACTGAGACACTTCATAAACTGTCTGCTATCCATAGAATGGGAACATTTTTGATGTTGAAATAGTCAATAAGAATCCAAGCATGATAACAACGTCCCAAGATTTGGTACGAATGAAATAAGGAATAGAAATCAAATCAGCAAAGAATTGCATAATAACACCAGTAGTTAAGTTTACATGCAAAATAACAAAGTATGCAGTAACTACTAAGAAGCTACCTACAATCCTTGCAGGAATATCAAGATGTTTCATAATAATCAAATAGTTGTGTAACCGTCCGTTCTAGTTCCTACTGTCTGCTGATAAAATAACTCTCCATCATTACCAAACATCATTGATATCCATTTATCATCCTCTTTCTTATACACTTCCATCGATGACTCCACACCAGTTTTAGTTCTTGTTGTCCATATTCTTTGCCACCATTGTTTCTCACTATTATACACAAATCCTCTTTCTTCCAATCCACCCATAAACGAATCTGCAGATTCAATTTCATCCATCATCTTATTATATTCTTCATCAAAGAAGAATCTCTTAATATTCTTTATAATTTCCATAGTCATTCCTCTATACTATTGTACCAAAAGTCATGCCAATCTTCTTTTGTTGCTTCTGAAATTTTTGGATCATATCCAGTTTCAGCTGCATTTATCCATGCATTTTTTATCTCTTCAATACTCCACTCAATTTGACCGTCATCTGTATTTTGTGTAGTGATTGTGTTCATAATAATATCACCTAATTATTTTCCGCTACGAACACTTTTTATGAGATCATCTAGTTTACCATTTGTTTTATCTACATTCTTTTTAGGAACAAAAGGTTCTCTAGTAGGTTTGGTAGGTTCCTTCACATTTGGTGCTGCCTTTTTGAGGGGATCCTCAGCAGCAGATGTCTTAGGTTGGAAAGGAACACCAACTGATGCTCTCTTAGGTTTAAATGGTGCTCTCTTAACCTCATTCTTTTTCTGTACTTCTCCTTTCTCCTTACTTAAACTTTTTGCTATTTTGCCTGGTGCTTTTCTAATACCTCTTGCTGCTCTAGCTATATCTTTATTGATTGCATCTCCTAGTTTATCTTTAAGAGTGCTACCTTGTCCTGCGGATACATTATTATCACTTCCAGAAGAACTTGAAGATTGTCTATTTCTATCCATCTCCTTTCTACTATCATCAGTAAAATTATCAGTTCTTTCTTTTGCACTTTTTGCAGCTGCTGCACGACGCTGCTCAATGTCTTCCTGTAGTTGCTGATATGATTTCATCTTAATCAGAGATTCCTTTTAGTTATTTATCTGCGAACAGTTGCCACTGCTGCTTCACCTTTATGGAACAATGAATTGTTTTTCATAGTCCAAAAGTTGTGGGAGAAAAGTTACTTTCTCATCTGTTGGTTGTGCATCAGTCCATCTTACCTTATTCTCTGGACGCTTATACAATTTGATCCCAAGATGTTCATATTTCTTATCTGTTGGAACAAAGACTTTATACACCTCTCCTCTCTTATTCTCAGTGAGTTGTTGTAATCTTCTGTTCTCTGATTTGGTAACTTTAATCTTTGTACAAGATGCTATAAAAACCTCTCTAAATTTATCATAGTCAATAAGATAAACATCCGCATTATCCATCACAAAACGACCAACAAATTGAGGAGAAAAACAATGATCATCGGTCCTCTCTGAGCTATTATTCATTGCATCTTCACTGATCAATCCTGTGTCACCATATTGACAACTAAACACACCTTCATAATACTGACGAGTGATAATCCTCACCACATCAGGATCATTCTCATCCCATAAGTCTAAGTTTGATTTGAGTGCATTGAATGTTGCTTGACAATAGATTTCAAGTTTGCGTTGTTTGATGTTAGTCATCTACCAGTGATTCCAACAGCAGGCAAACCCTTAACAAAAATAGTATCAACCACAGCATTTAACTTCTTAGCAGTAGAGATACCAACACGGTCACTAACAGGCACCACACATAATCCATGAGTCTTATCCTTATTACCTTTTCTAATTACACGACCAATTGTCTGGCTCATAGCAATATAATTCATATTCCGCATCATAATAGTCGCTTCAAGTCCTGGTACATCAATACCTTCAGATAGAATACTATGGTGCAATACTACAAACTTCATATCATCATCCTTACCCCATCTCTCTAATGTCTCAAAGAATTTCTCACGACTTACACTCTCACCATTAACAACTCCACCATGTTTGGCAGTGATATACATCCAGTTATATCCACGCATTTGTAACTGATTGCAGAAGTTAGTCTCCTCAGTCATCCTGATGATCTGAGATACTCTTCTAACACAAATCAATACCTTATCAACCTTAATATCATCAAGAGTTGTTAATAAGTTCTCAGCATCTGTTTCAATTGGTGCTCTACCTGCTTTAATCATATCTAACTGCTTAACTACCACTTTAGCAGGGAGTATATGCTTTTGAACAATCAATTCAGGAGCACTAACTTGCTCTAGAACTTTACCATAAACCTCCTCATCATTCATTCCAGGATCCGATATAGTAGTAGAGTGCCTAGGAGTAGCAGTAAAGAAATAGCAGCGTATTCCACCCACATTAGCAAAAAACTCAGTAGCAGGGAAAAAATGTCGCTGAACACTATTATGTGCCTCATCGAAATAAATTGTATCTATATCTATACCACTTTCTTGTATCCTATGTAAAGAATTATATGTGGTAAAAATAAGTTTATTATACCTATAATTCTCCTCTGTCCACTTCACAATCTCATCAGGATTAGTGGTGCATTGTTGTGATACATATCCACTATGTACATGCAAAGGTTTAACTTGTAGCATAGGATTTATATCAAGTAAACTTAAGAAATCCTCACTATGTTGTTGTGCCAATAGAATACGTGGCGATACAACTACAATGGTCTTTCTATCAACATTCTTAAGGAATACACTCCATTTGCAACTATTAAACTGCCTATCTGCATCTCTAATCATACACAAAGTCTTACCACCACCAGTAGGTACAATAATTTGACCCCTACGGTGCTTCCGCATGGCGTCAAGGCAGCGTTGCTGATGTGCTCTTAGTTTCATCATACAAATAGTATAACGTGCCCTGGGACCTTATGGAGATACCTTGGGACAGTTCCTCAACCGTCTCTACTGATATAATGATTCATAATCTCTTTAATCAATTTTTTACGGAAATCAGAATCATTTAAGTCAAGATTTTCTTTAAGATAATTGACAATAATCCTACTATAAAGTTTATGAACTTTATCATAATGATCATTTATAATATGATGCATTATATCAACTGACAATGCATCAGCAATAGTATCAATGCTCTTTTTTGATGGATTTCTATTAAACATGATATAGTATAATAAAAGCGGGTAGATAGAGTTGCACTATCACATAATCTCAGGGCGAGACTACTCTTCTCTCAGTTACCCGCATGTTTTTTGTTGATAAGTTTCCTTACCTTATTGTTTAGTGGATACAAATAGATATGCTTTCCTGGCGTATCTACCATCTCTGCCTCACCACTTTTCAATGCGTTGATAAGTTTAGTAGCAGATTTACATGGTATTCTTTCACCTGTCTTTGCAAAATGTGGTTTGTTAATATCTCTGATACATTTATCATGATATCGCTTACCATTAAAGTTGATAATCTTACCAGGAGATGTCATACCAGCATGAATAAAGTTACTTGCTTTGTATATTGTTCCTGCGTGACCATGATGTGGGTCAGCATAAGAAACAATAAGTTTATAGTCACCATTCTTTCTAAGATGTTGAATGGTTTGTCCTATAAAGTATGACTCAGTATTTTTAGGAGTATCATCAATACACACAAGCCTGCGAAGTTCAATAATATCAAACTCCTTCTCTGCACCATAGATTGAATACTTCTTCCATTGATTCCTCATTGCAAAGTATCCATAGATCATTGCACCAATCACTTCACCTTCATTCATTAAAATAAAAGAATGCTTAGGTGATTGTCCTCTTGCACTATGACTATAATGCCACTTTTCAATGAATGGTACTACCACATTAAAAGGAACTTCAGCAACAGTAAAATCAGTAACTGTTGCATTTCTATGGTCAGTGTAAAATAGCATCTATTATTTAAGGTGTGCAATCTCCAGTGGTCCTTCTGATACCAAACAAGAACAAATCAATCTCACTCTCTTTACAAGATTTCTTTGAAGAATTGTGCTCATAAGTTCTTGGTGGAGCATTATTGATAATGGTAGGAGGAACAACAACTGGAGCACTATTTCCACCACCATAATAATTAGGAGGATAATATTGCGACTGTGCTGATACTGGTGGTGCTCCTACAATCAATGCCAAAGGAATAGCATACAGAACATTAAAACGGTTCATAATAAAAAAGGAAAAAGTTTAGTAGCACATGATCACATACTACCAGAATTAAAGCATGTTGTCAAGTTATGGACAACCTGCTCTATCAGATGCAACACCAGCAATAACTCCAATAGGAATTGACCAAGCATAAGCATCAGACTTAGATACTGCAGCTGCAATACCACCGCCCAATAAACCACTAAGAACTCTACTTCCTCTATTACATCCTACTCTCTGTTGTCTTTGTGATTGATTAGTCTGATATCCACCACTATTATTACAAGGTACTCTTTCTCTATATTTTTTTATACGTCCAGACCTATAATTTCCTTGATTATCATAATATCCAGGAAGATACTGTTCCTTATGAATATACCGCTTACATTCATCAAAAACATTTGTTTGTTGTGAAAATGCAGGTGCTGGTAATACTAACAATGTTGATAATAGAATAGCAAGTTTCATTGTGATCTTACCTCCTCAATTTGGTCTGTAGTGTTCCAATCATTCTGAAGATTGTTTCCTTGAATAAATCCAAATCCACCACAAAGTAATGCTAATGTTAAAACAATTGCTGCTTTCTTATGTCCACTATCTTCAGTAGAATCAGTGTATTCTTCTACACTCTGGCCAGTAACTTTCTCACCAACCCAAGTACCTAAAGCACCACCACCAAGCATCAAAATCCATGGAGTAAATGTAAATAATGCCCAAAATCCTCCAATAATACCAATCCAAATCAAAATACCATCATTATAATCTTTTTCTTCCTCTTCTGTCATAGGTTCATCATGTTCATCATAGTCATAGGACCTATTAGATCTACTAAAACTATTAGAACTATTGGAACTAATGTTATTAGATCCGCCTTGATTTAATCGTGATTGTTGTTGTTCACGCTTTGCTCTTTCATTAGCAACATGAGCATCTCTTTCTCTCTTTTGTTTCTCACGATCAGCTCCAACATAATTGATATGAACAGTTTTGGCAGGATATATCGACCTAACCAAACTTTCAATATGCCCACGATCAGCTACATCAGAACTAATAGAAAAATTATGAGATCGACCTTGGTGATCAACCCATCTACCACTTGCTTCGTGTGCCATAATTAAAAATGTCTTGAGAAAAATAGTGATGTATTGCGATGTTCAATTGTGAAGTAATCATGAGTCAACTCATGATCCCAGATCTCTTGATAATTAATATGATTACTAATAAACGATGGAAGATCATTCTCAAGATACCCACAATCTGATACTAATTCTTCACAGAACTGTGCTTCTGGTGATTGTGAAGCAGCATTACCATAAGCACTCTTTCTCCCCTCATAAGACCCAGCAAAAGCATCCTCAAACTGTTCAACAGTTTCTATACCATTATCATCCAATTCTTCAATCAATGCCTCATCAGGATAATCAATTATATCTTGGATATAATCAAGTAATGCTTGCTGTTCTTTTGAGAGTTGTTGATCAGTGCTAATACCAGTCATAAGTCAGATCTCTTTCAATACAACTAATATAGAGCACAAAACCGTGCTTGTGTAGATCCGTGTGCCAGTTTCTTAACTGGCTACCGTCTCAAGTTCTTTTAATGCTTCCATCTTAACAAACTGAGCATCCATATTATAGTGAAGTTTATAATTTTCTGTGATCACATAGTGACCTATGATAGTCTTTCCATCATCTCTCCAACCATATGCCTTAACTTTTTCTCCAATCCCATCAATACGCATCTTCTTATTGCCTTTTAGATAAGATTGATAGCGCTCATCGAGATTGATCATAGTTTTTCGGTGTAATGTGTGGACATTCTAACATATCTATACAAAATATCTATAAATTTAATACTCTCTTTATAGTGCTGTAATATATGTTAATCTTTGTCCTTCAGTTCTTCAATGTGGTCTTCCATTTGATCCATTATTCCATCAAAATCCATAATGTGAGTAATTTCACTAATCATTTTTGATATCTGACTACAGACAATAGGTCTTTCACTTCTTGCCGCAAATGCCAGTGCATTTCTTAATGATGATTCAGCATCTTTAAGACTACTTTCAACTGTTTCAGAGATTGCCATTTCTTGCTGCCTTAATTACTTCGTTGTATTGTTTTGATGAGAGAGGTGTATATTCATATCCTTCTCGTGCTAAAACATCATCAAAAGAGTTTTCAACAGTTTCTTCAGTGGATCTCATCTTCTTTTCAATTTTTGACATACGTTGCTCCAATTGAGCAATTCTATCTTCTAGATACATAATTTCATTACTCCGGTAGTGATCCTTCCTCTTTACTTTTTTTGATTTGTCTCTTAACAAGTTTGGCATAAAGTACATCCTCTTTTGTATATAAATTTGGATGTCTCTTTGCCATTTTGATAATCTTCTTTGCTGCTTTCTTATCCTTCATTAAAATTAACCAGTAATATCCTACTAAAAAAGATATTTATGAATAAAGGTCCTCTTCTTTCCCAGTTTCGATTACACAATCTGATGTAGGATATGCAACACAAGTAAGAACAAATCCTTTTTCAACCTGATCCTCATCCATAAAACTTTGGTCCTCTTGATCTACTGTTCCAAACTCCAATTTACCAGCACAAGTAGAACAAGCACCAG